ATTAAAAAAATTATTAAGTCCCGTGTATTCTATCCAACGTTCATTACAGGATTGTCCGGTAACGGAAAGACTTTCTCAGTTGAACAAGCGTGTGCTCAACTGGGTCGGGAACTCATCCGAGTTAACATCACGGTAGAGACTGATGAGGATGATCTTATTGGTGGTTTCCGTCTTGTTAATGGTGAGACCATCTGGCATAATGGCCCAGTCATTGAAGCACTCCAGCGAGGAGCAATCTTGCTCCTTGACGAGATCGACCTTGCCTCAAACAAAATCCTTTGTCTCCAATCTATTCTCGAAGGAAAAGGAGTTTTCCTCAAGAAGATTGGCAAATTCATTACGCCCGCAGAAGGTTTCCAAGTATTCGCCACTGCAAATACAAAAGGTAAAGGTTCAGACGATGGACGATTCATTGGAACTAACGTGCTCAATGAAGCATTCCTTGAGCGTTTCCCAGTAACTTTTGAGCAGGAGTATCCTGCTGCTGCCACAGAGCAGAAGATCCTTGGTAAAATGTGTAAGGATGAGGAGTTCTGTAAGCGTCTCTCTGACTGGGCTGATATTATCCGTAAGACTTTCTATGATGGTGGTATTGAGGAGATCATCAGCACCCGCCGTCTAGTTCACATTGTGAAGGCATATAGCATCTTCGGAGACAAGGCAAAGGCAATTCAAGTCTGTGTCAATCGTTTCGATGATGAGACAAAGCAAGCATTCTTGGAATTGTATGACAAGGTTGATGCTGATTTTGTGATGCCCGTTGACGAAGAAGTTGCATCCTGATATAATATGACTAACTCATGGTCCTTTTTGTTTGATGAAATGAACATGTCTGATGACACTATTAATCTCGCTTTTGCCGAAGAACCTGTATTTGCTGCAGAACCTGTACCTTTTACATTAGGAGGTGAAAGTCAAGATGCAATTTCTTTTGATGTAAACCTTGATATGAACAAAAATTCTAAACGATACAAATATAGTGAGGATCGTATCCTCAACGAACTGCAAGAATATATTTTTGATACATATAATCAACATTATTCTGCTGGTGATGACAAAATTCAAACACTTGATCTAATTGAAGCATGTGGTGATGGTGAAGCATTCTGTCGATCTAACATTCTTAAGTATGCTTCTCGCTATGATAGAAAGGGCACTACTCGCCGTGATATTTTAAAAATTCTGCATTATGCTGTTCTTCTAATGCACTTCAATGACAAGAACGCCCAACGTGAAACCTACAACCAATGACTATGAAACTTTCCGATAAAACTATCTCTGTCCTGAAGAACTTTTCTTCTATCAATCAGTCCATTCTTTTTAAAGAAGGTAGTAAACTTCGCACTATTAGTGTGATGAAGAATATTCTTGCGGAAGCAACAGTCAATGAAGAGTTCATGAAGGACTTTGGAATTTATGATTTGAACCAGTTTCTCAATGGTCTAAGTCTTCACTCTAGTCCTGAACTTGATTTTGCTAATGATGGATATGTTGTTATCCGTGAAGGTAAGTCTCGTTCCAAATACTTTTTTGCAGATCCTAATGTAATCGTCACTCCTCCTGAAAAAGCAATCAATCTTCCTACTGAAGATGTTTGTTTTGAAGTGAGTACAGAACAACTTGACAAACTGCTCAAAGCAGCAGCAGTCTATCAACTTCCTGATATTTCTGCTGTTGGTGAAGCGGGTGTAGTTAAACTGGTTGTTCGTGACAAAAAGAACGACACTTCTAATGACTTCTCAGTTGTAGTTGGTGAGACTGACAAAGAATTCTCATTTAACTTTAAAGTTGAGAATATCAAAATTCTTCCTGGAACTTATGAAGTTGTTGTATCTCAAAAACTTCTGTCTCGTTTTACTAGCAAGAATCATGACCTCACTTACTACATCGCACTCGAACCAGACTCCACCTTCGAGTAAGAAAGATTATCCGTATCCACTGTATGCTCCATGGACTGCAGTGGAAGCGGGTAAAAAACAATTTCGTGAATGGTTGAAGAAACAAGAAGAATGAAACATATTCTTTTTACCCTTAAGGGTTGTCCGTTTGAACTTCTTGATAGTAGAGAATTTATTCGGATGCTTTTGTATAAAACAACAAAAGAATGTAAATCTACTCTACTAAACCTAGCAGTACATAAGTTTGATCCTCAGGGTGTTACTGGTATTGCTATGTTGGCAGAGAGTCATATATCTATTCACACCTGGCCTGAAAAGGAAATGGCAGTGTGTGATGTTTTTACATGTGGAGATACCGCTATGCCAGAAGTTGGTGTAGAATATATGAAAGAACAATTGAAGGCAACTGATATTGTTTCACATGAATTTATTAGACCTTTGGAATGATTATGAGTGACCAGTTTCTTTGGGTAGAAAAATATCGACCCAAAACTATTGAAGAGTGTATACTTCCTGACAATACAAAAAAGACCTTTCAAAACTTCCTAGATAAAGGTGAGATACCTAACATGCTGCTTGCTGGACCTGCAGGGTGTGGTAAGACAACTGTCGCCAAAGCGTTGTGTAACGAACTGGGAGTAGATTACTATGTCATCAACGGATCCGATGAGGGACGCTTCCTTGATACGGTCAGAAATACTGCAAAAAACTTCGCTTCGACCGTTTCACTTTCGTCAACTGCTAGACACAAAGTCATCATCATCGACGAAGCTGATAACACAACAAACGACGTACAACTCTTACTTAGGGCGTTTATTGAGGAGTTTCATGGCAACTGCCGATTCATCTTCACCTGTAACTTCAAAAACAAAATCCTCGAACCACTTCATTCCCGTACAACAGTGGTTGAATTCGGAATTGGGGGAAAGCAAAAACCCGCCATCGCCGCTGCCTTCTTCAAGCGAATCCAACAAATCTTGGATACAGAAGGTGTTGAATATGATAACAAGGTCCTGGTAGAACTGATTAATAAACACTTCCCTGACTGGAGACGTGTTTTAAATGAATGCCAACGCTACTCTTCTGGTGGCAAGATTGACTCTGGCATTCTTGCAACCTTTAGTGATGTAAAAGTAAATGACTTGGTTAAGAAACTTAAAGAGAAAGATTTTCCCGAAGTACGTAAATGGGTCGTCAATAACCTGGACAACGATACTAGT